TACCTTCTCTAGCCTTGATAATCTCTGGATGATTTTCTATCGCTGAATTTACTGCCTTAGCAGGGTCATCGTAAAAACTATCCTCGAAACTAACAGCGTCTTCTGTTGCTTCAGTAGTTGGACTTGCTTGTGACTGTTGTTCAATCAGTTGTTGTATTAACTGTCTTTGTTGTCCAACCTCTTGTCCTTGCTTACCTAATACCTTCTCGGCATTTTGGTGCATCCCAATCACATCCTCTAATGTCTTCCCAGCATACTTTTCAGGGGCTACATACTCAGGTTCATTTGGTGTTTCTACCTCTTGTTCCTGAATATCTTGTGTAACTTCCTGTGTTTCTGTTACCTGTTCTTCACCATCTGGTGCTACATCTACTACTATACTCATCTTTTTGGTCTCCGCCCCTTAGGGTTATGAAGTTATTAATGTGGAGTCGTCTCCGATTGTTCCACTGCTATTTTAGTTGCAGACTCTAAACTAATCAAATAGCCTAGAATCTTTAACTGACCTTTGGCTTCCCAAAGTTCTTTCTCGTTATCCATAGTGTCAATATCTTTAACACTATTTTCAATTCCTTTTAATTCTTCCATCAGGTCTAGCCAACCCTCTGTCTCGAATAATTCTAACCTATCTCTGAAGAAGTTCTCGTCAGACTTCATTGAAAGGTTGTATTAATTTCTGTTTCTTGTGCAATCTTTCTGCATTTGCCATGTTAAGAGCGGTCTCTGAACGTAAATGGTCAACCTCTGGGTATGTCCTTTGCGTTTCAATGTTCTTATTATCAATATCAGCCCTAGTTTTCTGTAAACCGATTGCATCTTTCTGCAATTTCAGGACTTTCTCTTGAATGTTTATCTCGTTTGGTTGTAGATTAGCCGCTTCTGCCTGCCATTTAATAGCCTTGGACTTCTCTTCTTCAGCCTCAGCCATAGTTTTCTCAATATCAGCCTGTGCTTGTTGCATCTGTAGTTGATGATGATACTCTTGCATCTGTTGTTGCTCAGGATTAGGTTGATTACCTTGCATAAGTTGCTGAACAATCTGGTCTCTATTATGTATTGATGAGTTTTGCATCATAGATAATAGAATCACATTGAAAGCAGGTGAGTCTTTAGGAATGGCTTGTAGCATCTGTACCATTTGAGTCATCTCTAACTCTTTAGCCATAATACCCATAGTTGAATATGGTACAAACTTGTAATCTGATACAGGATACCTATCAACATCAAACTGAATCTTACGCCACATTGATTTATTAATCATTGGAATAAGGAATGTGTTTTGGAAATTCATTAAAGTACGCTTCTGACGCTTAATTGACGCAGACTGTGCCATAGACATACCAGAAGAGGTAGCCCTATCAGCAGTTCCTACATCAGCAGAGCCAGTACCCATCTGAATCATGTTTTGAAGTGAGGCAACCTGAGTAAACGTGCTTTGGTCTGTGACCCCCATATTAAGAGGCATGATAGCATTTCTTGGGTCGCCATTAGTTAGTATAGTTTTACCAGGTCTAACCTCAAACTTGACACCACGAGGTAATCTGGTGGCATCTGCTGCCATCATAGGTGTGGTTGTTAGTGCGAGTGAGTCAATTCTTGCCCTCATCTCAGTATCTAGTGCTTTTTGTGGGTTGTAACCCTTCTCACACACGCCTCTGCCCCAGAATTTATTAGGAACAATGTCGTGTTGGTATGCAATGAACGGTCTATCAATCATCATAAAGGCGTTTTCCTCTGCCCTTAATACATATTCATCATTAACGATAGTAACTACTGCTTCTACTAACTCATCCTTCTTAGTATATTCAAAATCATCATCGTCTTTCTTAGGCTTTAAGAACCTTTTAGGTACTAAACCCCAGTATTCTGTAAGTTTTACATTGTCCGACTCGTCTGCTTGCTTAGTTTCAGGGTCAAATCCAAACTTAATAGTATTATAATCACCATCAAGAGGTACATCTCTGTAGATTCCACTCTTAATACCATCAATAATAAGGTATCTAGGCTTGATTACTTCGTGTGCAACACCTAATGCCTCGTTAATAGAGTTAGCAGAAGGGTCAATTAAAAATTCTTTAGGTGAAATAGCCTCTATCTTAACATCAATAGTAGGTATCTCAACCAACTCCCTAGTAGAAGTCATTGTTCCCTCTACAGGAACTTCTTGAGGCACTCTTTCTACAGTCTGTTCAACTACAATCTTGCCAATACCAGTACCATAGATAGCACCATTTAAGAATACTTCACAAATAGCGTCTTTAACACCAGTCTTTTCTAGGTCTTCTTGTAATAAGTTACGAACATACTCAGCATCTGTCTTATCTTGGTCTAACATATCGTCTTGAATGTCGAACCACTTGCCACGACCAAAGGTTGCTTCTTCTAATTCTGCAACTGATGACTCNACNGCNTGTTGTAAAGCAGGNGCAATGATTCTTGACTTCTCAGATTGACGCATACGGTCAGACTGTAACCAAATACCACGCCATAGACGGTAATATTCATCCCATTGGTCAACATAGTTTAAATCACGGTGAGTGCGCCAGCCATCTAAGCGATACATAAGCCAAGATGATAGGGCTTGATACTTTGTTTCTTTACTATCGAACATAAGGTATTGATTTGTATAGTAATTTAGGCGTAATATATCATAAACAAAATGTGAATTGCAACTATTTTANTTTTTCGTTAAAAATCAATGAGTTATATCCTCTATAGCCTTGACTACATCTTCAGGTTGAATGTATTTAGTACACTCAAATAACTCTTTCTTCTTATCACTAGGACACCAGACTAAATCTTCCTTGTCAAAGTTGAATTTATTGAAACAATGTTTACATTTGTCCTTAGGCGCATCAATTCTATGGCAATCAAACTCAGTATAAGGCGCAGAAAATCCAGAAATCATAATGACTGGTGTTCCAATAGCCCAAGCCAACCAAGACAAACCACTGCCAAGACCAATAAACATCTCAGCACCAGCAATGTCTTTAATTCGTTCCTTTAATTTAATATCACCAGTCTTATCTATAACATTTTTAGGTATTGTGTTGTATAGGTAGTCCTTATATCGGTCTATATCAATAACATCGTATCCTTTATCGTTAAGATAATCAACAACAGTCTGCCACCCATTAGGATTATTCCAATATTTTGATTGAGATGTAGAGTGTGTTGCAATACACACATATTTCTTCTTTCGTTTTCTTAACTTTTTAGGAATATCAACCTTGGGTCTAATTTCCTTGTAAGGTATATTGAACGCTTTACAAGCAACCTCTTGTAAAGGCATAGTCTTATGTCTATCGTCTAATCCCCAACCTATATTAAAGTAAATTCCTGTCTTTTTTACTTTTACATTATCACTAAAATGTAATTTGGGATAGGACTTGGTAAATAAGAACCCTAACTTTGTATGTATAGTTACATCGTAACCAGTAGTCTCACGATATTGCTCAATATAAGGCATCCATGCTATCGTATCTCCCAAAGCATCACTAAACGCAACTACAACCTTCCTTCTCATTATAAATTAGCCCATTATGTAGGTGGATGTCTATTCTTAATTACTGTAGCCCGCATCCGTTGGCACATCCATACAAGTATGGGATTCTTTAGTAACCAGCCACCGCATCTTCAGGTTGCCAATCATCATCTAGCTCAATAGTATGGGCGAAGTCCGCAACACTCACTTGGTCAATGTAAGCAAGAGCATCTAACATATCATCATGTGCTAATTTGTTAGGAAAATCAAGCATTTGCGAGATAAACAGCTTCCAATCTCTATCTTCATTGTAAGTTATCTGTCCATGTTCCATTCTACCTTGTAACGCCCAGACAATCCTCTCGTTCTTTTTCTTACCACCGTGTCTCATCTCAATAATCGACACATATTGACCCTGTGTACGCATCTCATCCTCTAGGTAGGGCATGATTGCGTTCTTCAGTGAGCCAGTCTCAATACCAACGGTAGAAGATTCAACAATAGATGCAGATTTAAGTATCTTCTTGGCTGTTTCTTTAATATTCCACCTTCCGTGGAGAATATCTTTAACCCACCACCTATCTCTGTCAACTTTAACAATAGCAATAGCAGTTTCATCAAGTCTTGAGCGTTTTAAGTTACGTTCTTTCTCAACAGCTTCAAATCCAGCAGGGTCAATAGCAATAACATAATGACCTTCATCGGGTTCTGGCTCAGTCTTAAACCATTCCTCTTTAAAGATACCACCAGAGAAGGTTTCAAAGGATGCCTCGAACTCTTGTCTAAAGGACATAGATGACATTGTTTTAGCCGCAGCCTCAATTTCATCCTCTGGAATAAACGGGTTATCAGTTGAGTTAAATTGCCACGCCTCCCAATCATCATCGTCTAAAGCATCAGTATATAAGTCATAAAAGTGATTTTTACCAGCAGGTGTACCAATAAACAAAGCACCACCTCTAACATCAGCAAGAGTAGGTCGAATAATCTGTTCCCACACCACAGGTTTCATAGAAGCGTACTCATCTAGTACAACATAAGCCAAACCAACACCACGTAATGTATCAGGTCTATCAGACCCTTTCAAATAGATTCTTCGCCCATTTGTCAAAGTTAATACAGCAGTATTCTCGTGAGCNGCNGCAATAAAAGGNTCACCCAACTCTTTGAGCATTAACCACATGATGTCTTTAGCTTGTTGAAACGTAGGACCAATGTAGAATACATCCTTCTCGTCACTCTGAAGAGCTTTAATTAACAATATCCAAGCAGCCAACCTAGACTTACCAAACCTACGCCCAGCAGCCACAAC